AAAGTAAAGAGGGGTAACGAAAATGGGACGAGAAGTAGTATTTGCCAACATACGAAAAAGAATGATAGCAATGATAGTTGGCGGTGTGATACTCACGCTAATGGGTGGATTTATCTCATTTGCGGCGGTAGTAGCAGGTGAATACAGCGTATTGATACTTGGACTTTTTGCGCTTACGCCTGGTGTTATATTTCTTATATTTGGTACGTCACGGAGGACGCACCCTGAAAAGAGCGGCATATTCAAAGCCAATCCCGATCTTTTACAGCAGGCTGACGAGCTTTACGCCAACATACAATATCAGGACGATTATATTATCGTATCCGACAGGGTGCTTGCCAACAAGAAAGTGCCATTTCAGATGTGCTGGCGAGAGGAAGCCTACGGCATTTACCAGCACACAGCTAGTATGAATTTCATCAGCTACACCAACGAGATAATCGTCTGCACGAAGCACAAGAAGAATGTACTGCGTTTTAACGTATATGCCAAGAGCAAGGACACCGCCATGGGGCTTATGCAATTGCTTTCCCAATGTTGTCCCAACGCAAGGGTAGGCTACACTCCTGAAACGCTTGCATATGTTAAGGATATGCAGAGGCGTGCACAGCAATAGATAATGGACAAGCTCTTTGTGCTTAAATTTGCACAAAGGGCTTGACTTTTTTTGCGATTACTTGTATAATAGTATAGTTGACACAAGGAGATGTACCCAAGTGGCTGAAGGGTCCGCACTCGAAATGCGGTAGTACGGCAAAACCGTAGCGAGAGTTCAAATCTCTCCATCTCCGCCAAACGAACAAAAACCACCGTAAATACGGTGGTTTTCTTTTGTATACACGATTTTTACACGATTGTGTTCAATATCTTCAACGCACGTTCTTCCTCTCGTGGGTAGAGGTGCGAGTAGGTGTTCCATGTCATTGATATGTTGGAGTGCCCAAGTCGTCTTGCTATCTCCTGAATGTTTATGCCCTCGTTGGCGAGCAGGGAAGCGTGGCTGTGACGGAAGTCATGAATACGGATGCGTTTGACACCTGCCAAGTCTGCAAACTTCTTGTTTGTCTTTTCAAGAGATGTATCACGGATGGGACGCTCACCGCCGCAGATGTACATATCATCACTGAACTTTGGCACTGCTTTCTTACAGCGTTCGTAATGTTCTGACAGCACTGCTCTTAACGGCTCTGGTATCTGTATCGTCCGTATGCTTGGCTTGTTCTTTGGCGGCGTGATACGATCACCGCCTTTGAGCTTCTGAGCAATGCTCTTGGTGATGGATATGTAGCCGTCTTTTATATCTGTCCATTGCAGGGCGTATATCTCGCCTTTTCGCATACCCATGTAAAATGCTATGTTGAAAAATACATAGTAGTTCCATTCGTACATTGAGCCGTCGTCCTCTGCTTCCTGAGCGTAATTCTTAGCTGCCGATATGTATTTCTTGAACTCGTCAGGCGTGTAGAAAAGCATTTCTTTCTTGGCTTCAATGGGCGCTTTGAAGTTGCCTGCGGTGATAACGGGGTTTTTCGGAATGTATTCCATTTTCACAGCATAGTTCATCATTGCACGAAACTCGCCATAAATGTTCTTTCGAGTGACGATAGCCAATCCCTGTTCTGACAGCTCCTGTTTCCACTTCTGCACCATTGGCACGTTCAGATTATCTATCCTAACGCTTTCAAAGGTGGGCAGGACGTTCTTTTTCAGTATTCTCAGGGATTTGTCCAGTGATGTTTCACGGACCTCTGAACGCTTGGCAGTGATGTACTCCGTGAATAGCTGTCCGATAGTCATTTTTGGAGCTATCTCTTTAGCATTGAGCTTTTGTGTAAGCTGGAGTTCAAGCTGCTTAGCCGTCTCTGCACCGAACGCCACACGGTCTATCTGATGAGACTTTCCGAAACTGTCCGTATAATTGATACGCACACGATATTTTTGCAGACCGTCTTTTCTGATGTTCTTTCCGTTCTTGTCTGTCATTTTGTAGATCGGCATAAATATTCCTCCTATTCTTGACACTCCTAAAAAAGTGTGCTACAATAAAAGGGCAGAATAAGCCCTTTTGTGGTGATTGGGTTTTGTTCGTTCTGAGCTGATATTGGTAGTATCCGCTCTGCTCGCCTCTGAGTGTTGGTAGCACTTGGGGGCGAGATTTTTTTATTTACTATTTTTATCAATAAACCTGGATGTTTTAGCCAAGTAATCAGGCATTGGCATTTGTATTGCAAAGCAGCCAGGAGTAGTGCAAGATGAATGCAATGAAATATTATCAATGCTTATGTATTCTGATAAGTCTTTAAGCGACTTTTTTAGCTTGCTTACAGGAAGTTGCGGCGTATGCAAGAACTCGAATGAAACTGAATTTTGCTTGTATAAAACATCTATCTTTTCTAATTTTAGAACTACATCAAAAGTCATTTTATAGTAGCAGACTATATATTCGGCATTTTCTTTCAAGAACTTTTTACAAATACGGGGGTAATCATCAAGGTCATTCATCATTGTAGCTTTTTCTGCATATTTAGGGGTAGAATAAATTTGAAAGCTGTTGGTTTCGGTAACTGGTTGCTTTGCTTTGGAATAAGGATTATGCTCTTGTAAATGCTCTTTCTTTTTGAGACGCATTTTTATTTTGCTTGTTCTTTTGGTCATACGAGACAAAACATTTCTGTCCCATAGCTCTATTCCATTAACTTTTGCTAACTGTTTTGCTGGCTCAGTAAAGTATTGATTTGTCATAACAACGCCTTTATTACAACCATAATATGCAAGTCCGCCAATTACTTCTTGTATAGGTTTATTGTCAAGTTTGTGGCTATAGCATTTACATTGTATTGCATATTTTCGCATACCTTTTCTTGCAATAATGTCGACGCCATAGTCTCCAGAGCCTTGTGTAACTTTTACGTCATAAAAGCCGTTCATCTTCAAGATATCAGCACAAGCAAATTCGAATCTATGACCTTCCATATTATCAAGCTGAGACATTGTATATTTTCGATTAAAAAATCCGAATATTTTGAGAATAAGAAGTATGCCAATAACCGATAAAATGATTATTTTGGCTTTAGTAGAGAGATGTGTTTTGGCTAAATTAAAAATAGTAAATACAATACAAGCTAATATTGTGTAGCCAAACATAGTGGCGATACAGCCTGGCTCTGATTTGCGTTTCTTTTTACCCATATACGTTTCTCCTAATTGATATTTGAAGTATCAGCATGGGATTTTATTTTAACACTCTGCCCTGAGCGTCAGTGAAGTTTCCCTGAAACAAATTTATCATATCAACTATTGCTCCAATAAAGAAACCTCCGAAAGTAAAGAAGTACAGCAAACCTGTGCCAGCTTTGCCTACATAAAATCTGTTCAAACCGCCCAAGCCTAAAAAGGTCAGCAGGCAAAGTATTTCAGCTGTGCTTTTGCTCTTAGGGCTTATCTGCTCAACAGGAGCTTGCGGTGCGACCTGCTGGACGTTTGTAACGTATGTGATGTGCTGAACGATATTGCTGTTATGCTCAACGTGGTTATCAATTTTCTGTGGCTGCGGAAGTTCGTGACCACAATATTCACATACTGCTACGCCTGGTGCGTTTTCGCCTTTACAATTTGGACAAGTCATATTTTTTCCTCCCTATAAATCGACATTTGTAAACAATTTATGAAATCATTTACATTGTCTTAAATTGGTGATATAATGTATTTGTAATCATGCGGGAGAAAATTCTGTGTGCTATCCCTGTCAGTATTTGCGGTGCTGACGGGGATTTTTTTTATTATAAGGATTTTATAACTGTTTTTACGATGCCGAGTATTCTTATGCGGTCTCTTTCTGCACCGACAAACTCTCTCGGCTGATATTCGGGATTGAATGATACAAGGGTTATCTTGTCATCAGAATACTTGATTTTCTTCACAACGCCGTTTTCACCGTCGATAAGGGCAACAACTACCTGTCCGTCCTCAGCCCAATCCTGCCTTAATACTTGTATCTTGTCGCCGTTCTCTATCTTCGGATACATACTGTCCCCCGAAACGACAATGCACATTGTATTCTTAGCTTCTTCCTCGTTGACGATATAAAGCGGCATATAGCCCACAATATAATCGTCAGCATAAGCACCAAAACCAGCCGACACGCTCTCATATATAGGTATTATATGTACGTTGTCTTGCGGGAGTATGGTTGCGTTAGAGTCTATAATATGAGAAGAATGTTTAGGACTAGGATCATTAGTTTTTAATGCAAGATATTCAGGATTAACATTCAACTCAATAGCGATTGATTCAAGAACAGGCAATTTTATTCTGAGAATTTTTCCTGCCTCATATCTTTGGATAGTTGATTTATTCAATCCAAGACGGATACCAAGTTCTTCTTGTGTAAGTCCTTTTTCTTCTCTTGCAGCTTTTATTCTATTTCCAATTTCTATGGTATTCAAATCTTGCTCACCTGCTTTCGTTATAATGATTATATCACATTAAATTGCATAATGCAATAGCTTTTTTGAAAAAAATAAAAAAATGTTGCAAAATGCTATTGACAAGTGAAAAGTTATGTGCTATTATGATAATGCAGTAAGTTGCATAATGCAACAAGAAAGGAGGCTGGCATATGGTAAACACGAACAAGATCAAGGGTAGAATGAAGGAGCTTGAACTGACCCAAGCTGACGTTGCACATTGTTTAAACATAGCTCAACCTACAGCTAATCAGAAAATAAACAATGTTCGTCCGTTTGACTTGGACGAGGCCGAGAAACTGTCACACTTGCTCCACATTGATGCTGGAGAGTTCGGCAAATATTTTTTTACTCAGTGAGTTGCACAATGCAACAAGTGACTAAAGAGGGGGTGAGAATAGTGCAGTTGTTGAAACTTATAATTGAAAGTTATCGTGAAATGTGGAAAGAAAATAAACTTGGATTTATTTTAACTATATTTCCGATAGTAGCCTCCATAACAGCAATAGTGATATCTATTTTAAAATAGATACAACAATGGCGGCTGCTGACAACAAATCAGCAATAATTATTGGCACCCAATATTTGATTCTTTCTTTAGAAATGCTTTGGAGATATGCTTCTCCCTGAGGAAGAATGCGAAATATGTTTTTATACATTGGCACAAATGCAGTTGGGTGATATCCTGCGGATTCATTTGAAATAAAATCATTTTTCTGCAACAATTTAGTGGAATCTTTACAGCTTTCACCAAACTTTGCAGTAAGGGTTTTTAAAGAAACATTCGGATTTTTATTTATGTATTTGAGTATTTTCAATGTTTGAGTGTCTAGCATAACATATTCCTCTTTTCACGTTTTCTACATTATACCGCATAGAGGATAAAATTTCAAGGAGGTACAAAAATGAAACACTACAAAATTAAGCTGACAGACAAGTTCAGTGGCGTAAGGCTGGTAACAGTCACGGCAAAAACGGCAGGTGAGGCTATGGACCTTGTTGACCACTCAGAGGGCGAGAATATCGCCGCTATCGAGGAGCTTGTCTAGCATAGTACAACCCCGATATCCAATAGAATTGAGTAGGAGGTGATAAAAATGCCGAAATATCCGCCTTTAAAAGTCATAAGGCACGTTTCGTTCGACGGCGGCAAAAGCTATAAGCTTTGGGACGATTGCACGGAGCAGGAGCGACAGGCGGCTGTGGACAGTATCGGTCGCAAGCTTGCAGGAGCTTTGCAGGATATGGTCGGGCGTGACCCGTCGCTCTGGGATAAGCTTTGTGAAACGGCAAGAACTGAGCACCCTGAGTGGATAGCTTAAAACACAGGACGTTTAAATGAAAGGACGTGAGAAAATGAACAACCTGATAGCAACGCTGGAGATCATCAGACATGCGTCAGCCATAGCACTGTGTGTGGCGCTGGTTGCACTGGTGATCTATGGGCTGTATCGAAACATAAAAGAAACCGCAGAAGACACAGTTCGTGAGGAACTGGAGAAGGCGATCAAGGAAGCCTCAAAGCCTGTGGTCAAGGTGGAAATTTCCACAAAGGGCAGGTGGTAAAATGTTGTTCATAGTGGGTATCATAGCGGCGGCTATAGTGGTGCTGTCGGCACTGTATGGCGTCGTAGCGTTGATGATAGAATACAGACACTGGGAAAAGGAATTTGAGGAGGACGAAAACGATGATAGTGATGAGAGAGGTATTTAAGAGGGACAAGCCCCTTGACAATGGCAGCGGGGCGGTAAGCCTTTGCGTGTTCCATTCAAATGTCAAGCCTGATGAGTGCGGTGCGCTGACAGTAACGCCAACGAAGGACTACTGCCGTAGGTGTGCATTCTACAAGACCCGTGAGGACTTCGACAGAGGGCTTGGCGATGCCGCAAGGTCGCTCCGTGAGAAAGGGATTGAACCTGTGAAGAAGATGGACTATGACGGCAAGCAGTATATGAGCGTACAGCCGATAAGGGAGGAATAAAGATGAATAAGGAATTTACAAACGAAGATATCATAAATGCGGCGAAACATTGTGCGACAAATGCTGACTGCGATAACTGCCCATTTTTCGCAACTTTGGAAATTGAGGGTTGCATTGAAACTTTCACACGATACATAGTGAACAACACAAAAAACGAGCCTGCACTGTCTGCCAACAGCACAAGCTCGGAGATATTGAAAAATATCAATTCAACACACCTTGATGATAGCACAAAAGAGCAGATTTGTCAAGCATATGATACCGCAGACAAAGCCTGTGGAGATATAATTGATATCTACGAGGGAATGTCAGAATGTGAGCGGAGAGCCTTTGATATCGGAGAGGCATACGGAAAAATATGCAGCACAAGGGATAAGCTCGAAAAGTTGAGAGGAGAGAACTAAAATGTCAGTAAAAATAAACTCACTTGAATTTGAGAACGTAAAGAAGATAAAAGCCGTACAGCTTGAGCCTGCAAAGAATGGGCTTACTGTTATCGGCGGTAAGAACAGGCAGGGCAAGACCTCTGTGCTTGACGCTATCGCTTGGGCACTTGGGGGAGATAAGTATAAGCCGTCCTCTCCTCAGCGTGAGGGGTCTGTTGTCGAGCCGCATTTGAAGATAACTCTCGACAATGGTATCGTGGTGGAGCGTTCGGGCAAGAACAGCTCTCTCAAAGTCACCGACAGCACAGGCAAAAAAGGCGGTCAGCAGCTTTTGAACAGCTTTGTTGAACAGTTCGCACTTGACCTGCCTAAGTTCATAAATCAGTCAAGCAAGGAAAAAGCTTCAACTCTGCTGAAAATAATAGGAGTGGGTGATACGCTCTATCAGCTTGAGCATAAGGAACATTCCCTCTATGACCAGCGTACCGCTATCGGCAGAATAGCTGACCAGAAGTCTAAGTTTGCAAAGGAAATGCCTGTGTACGCAAACGTCCCTGCCGAGCCTGTTTCGGCTTCGGAGCTTATCAGACAGCAGCAGGATATACTTGCTCGCAACGGTGAAAATCAGCGTAAGCGTGATCAGAAAGAATACTACGAAAAGCAGTTGGAGCTTGCTAAGTCCGCCTATGAACGTGCAAAAGCAAGCTATGAAGCGGCAGCGAACAACTTCAAGCTTGCAAGCCTTGATGCAGAAAACCTCTTGGACGAAAGCACGGCGGAGCTTGAAAAGAACATCTCAGATATCGAGGAGCTGAACAAGAAGATAAGAGCAAACCTCGACAGGGAGAAAGCTGAGATAGACGCTGAGGACTACCGTTCACAGTATACATATCTCACTGAGCAGATAGAGGACGTAAGGCAGGCTAAAACTGACCTGCTGGGCAGTGCCGACCTGCCTCTTGAGGGGCTTTCAGTTGAGGACGGAGAGCTGCTGTATAACGGGCATAAGTGGGACAGTATAAGCGGAGCAGAACAGCTTATCGTCGCTACCTCTATCGTGAGAAAGCTCAACCCTGACTGCGGCTTTGTACTTTTGGACAAGCTTGAACAAATGGATACCGACACCCTTGATGACTTCGGCAAGTGGCTTGAAGCACAGGGCTTGCAGGCGATAGCCACAAGAGTTTCTACAGGTGACGAATGCAGTATCATTATTGAGGACGGCAGATCAATGGACAATGATAAGGAAGAAAACACAGAAACGAAAACTTGGAAAGCAGGTGCATTTTAATGTATGAGATAACATCAGGAGTTGTAAACTCCGCACAGAAAGTCGTGATATATGGTCCTGAGGGCATAGGCAAATCCACCTTTGCGGCTCAGTTCCCCGACCCTGTATTTATTGATACTGAGGGCAGTACAAAGAAGCTGAACATCAGACGTTTCCCTAAGCCGTCAAGCTGGGAAATGCTCAAAAACGAGGTAAAGGAAGCTATGAACGGCAGGCTCTGCAAGACCCTTGTCATTGATACATTTGATTGGGCTGAACAGCTTTGCATTGAAATGATCTGCTCGGCACATCAAAAGAAAGGCATTGAAGATTTCGGCTACGGCAACGGCTATGTTTACGAGAAAGAGGAGATAGGCAAGTTTCTTAATCTCTTGCAGGAGGTAGTTGACAGCGGTATCAACGTTGTGCTTACGGCTCACGCTCAGATGAGAAAGTTTGAACAGCCTGACGAGCTGGGTGCTTATGACCGCTGGGAACTGAAACTCGGCAAGAAAACTTCTTCTCAGATATCGCCTCTTGTGAAAGAATGGGCAGATATGGTACTGTTTGCGAACTACAAAACATATGCAGTAGCTGTGGATAAGGACGGCAAGAAGTTCAAAGCTCAGGGCGGTGACCGTGTAATGTACACCACACATCACCCATGCTGGGACGCTAAAAATCGTGACGGACTTCCGTCTGAAATGCCTTTTGAGTATAGTGGTATAGCTCACCTGTTTGCGTATACACAGCCTGCTGAAATGCCTAAGCCTGTGCCTGCACCGACAGTTCAGACAGCACAGCCTACGCAGATCGCACAGACTGCCACACAAAAATCGGACGAGCCTCTTACTGATCTCAGCGGCTTTGAGGACGTTGCACCACCTATCGTTATCCCTGAGGGCATACCGAAAGCACTTGCAGACCTTATGAGAGCCAACAACGTAAGCGAATCGGATATACGCCTTGTGGTATCTCAGAGAAACTATTTCCCTTATGATACCCCTATCACAAACTATCCTGACGACTTCGTACAGGGCTGTCTGATAGGCGCTTGGGAGCAAATGCTGCCGCTTATCAGAGAAAATCAGAAAGTACCATTTTAAAAGGAGGACAACACTATGGATAATTTTATGGAATACGGCTGGGAAGATGAGATAGTCAACGAGGGTGGGAACTTTGTCCTGCTCCCTGAGGGGGACTATGACTTCACCGTTGCAAAGTACGAACGTGCAAGACACGAGGGGTCGGCGAAAGTGCCGCCCTGCAATATGGCAAAGGTCACATTCACCATTTGGGGTGCAGAGGACAGCGTGGAGATAACAGAGAACTTCTTCCTTTGTAACAAGTTTGAGTGGAAGCTCTCAGCACTTTTCTTGGCTCTCTGGCTAAAAAAGCATGGCGAGCCGTTGAAAATGAACTGGAACGCTATCACAGGCAAAAAGGGCAAGTGTCACGTCTACGTTGACAACTACAAGAACAAGGACGGCGAGGACAGGCAGTCCAACAAGATAAAGAAGCTCTATGCCTATGACGAGAATGTGACTACCGTTCAGCCTGCTCAGACGCAGACACCGCAGTATAGTCAGCCTGCTCAGACAGGGGGCTGGAAAGCCGGTGCGTTCTGATGATGAATTTAAGACCATATCAAAACGAGGCTAAGCTTGCTATACTCGAACAATGGTCTGAGGGAATAAACAAAGTCCTTGCAGTTCTGCCCACAGGAACGGGAAAGACAATACTTTTCTCGGCTGTTACGGAAGAATGTGTGCGGCAGGGTAAGCGTGTGCTTATCCTTGCCCACAGGGGCGAGCTGCTCGACCAGGCGGCAGACAAGCTTATGAAGTCAACAGGGCTTGGCTGTGCCACCGAGAAAGCAGAGCAAAGCTGTTTAGGTTCTTGGTATCGTGTGGTAGTAGGCTCAGTTCAGACCCTTATGCGTGAGAAAAGGCTCAAAGGCTTTTCGGAAAATTACTTCGATACCATAATAATTGACGAGGCTCATCACGCTATCTCAGACGGCTATCAGAGAGTGCTTGACCATTTTCCAAAGGCTCAGGTGCTTGGGGTAACGGCTACACCTGACAGGGGCGATATGAAAAACTTAGGCTCGGTGTTCGACAGCCTTGCCTATGAATACACCCTGCCGCAGGCTATCAAAGAGGGCTATCTTTCACCTATCAAGGCTATCACCATACCGCTGAAACTTGACCTTTCGGGAGTATCAACGCAGGCAGGAGATTTCAAGGCTAGTGATATCGACACAGCACTTGACCCATATCTTTATCAGATAGCTGATGAAATGCTTAAATACTGTAAGGAACGCAAGACAGTTGTATTCCTGCCGCTTGTTAAGACCTCTCAGAAGTTTCGTGATATCCTTATCAGCAAAGGGTTCAACGCCGCTGAGGTCAACGGAGAAAGCACAGACAGAGCGGAGATACTTGAAGCTTTCGACAAGGGCGAATACAACGTGCTGTGCAACTCAATGCTCCTCACAGAGGGCTGGGACTGTCCGTCAGTTGACTGCGTTATCGTGCTAAGACCAACAAAAGTGCGTGGGCTTTACTGTCAAATGGTAGGCAGAGGTACAAGGCTCTGCGAGGGAAAGACAGAGCTTTTACTGCTTGATTTCCTATGGCACACAGAACGCCACGAGCTTTGCAGACCTGCACACCTTATCTGTCAGAATGAAGAGGTCGCTGAGAAAATGACCGAAAATCTTGCCAATGAGGCAGGCTGTGCAGTGGATATCGAAGAGGCAGAAAAACAGGCAAGCGAGGACGTTGTGGCACAGCGTGAAGAGTCTTTGGCAAAGCAGCTCAAAGAAATGAAAACACGCAAGCGAAAGCTCGTTGACCCTTTGCAGTATGAAATGTCCATACAGGCTGAGGACTTGTCCTCTTACGTTCCTGCTTTTGGCTGGGAGTGTGCTCCTGCTACCGACAAGCAGAAAGCAAAGCTTGAAAAGCTGGGCATTTTCCCTGACGATATAGACAACGCAGGCAAGGCAAAGCTTATCCTTGACCGCCTTGAAAAGCGCCGCAATGCAGGACTTACCACTCCAAAGCAGATAAGACTGCTTGAAAGCAAGGGCTTTGAGCACGTTGGCTCTTGGAGCTTTGACAATGCAAGCAGGTTGATAGCCCGTATCTCTGCCAATGGTTGGAGAGTGCCGAGAGATATCGACCCGAAAACATACACACCTGAGAATTAAGGAGAAGTGAATGGATAACACAAATTTGCTTAAAATGCTTGAATACATAGACCCTGCAAGCTGTGATTATCAGGAATGGGTCAATGTGGGAATGGCTCTCAAGCACGAGGGCTATTCCGTGAACGATTGGGACAGTTGGTCGAGGTCAGACAGCCGTTATCACAGCGGTGAGTGTGAACACAAGTGGCAAGGCTTTAACGGCAATGCTCAGCCCGTGACCGCAGGAACTATCGTGCAAATGGCAAAGGAAAGAGGATACAGCCCCCATGAGTTTAAGGCATACGATTGGGACGGCGAGATAGTTGCAGAAGAAAGCAGTCCCCTTGTAAACGGCGGTGAGGGCATACCGATCACCGAGCCTGCCCAATGGGATCCTGTCAAGGAGATAGTCACATATCTTGAAACACTCTTTGAGGCAGGAGAGAACGTGGGCTATGTTACGCAAACGTGGGAAACAGAAAAGGACGGCAAGACCAGGTATCTGCCCACAAAGGGGTGCTGTGACAGGACGGCAGGGGAGCTTATCAAGAGGCTTGGCGAATGTAACGGCGACATTGGTGCGGTGTTTGGCGACTACAAGGAAGAAGTCGGAGCGTGGATCCGCTTCAATCCTCTTGACGGCAAGGGCGTAAAGAACGAGAATGTAACAGACTACCGCTATGCTCTTGTTGAAAGCGACAGTATGCCTATAGAACAGCAGAATGCTGTGATGAGAGAGCTTGAACTTCCTATCGCTGTGCTTGTATACAGCGGTGGAAAGAGCGTTCACGCTATCGTCAAGATAGACGCTCCAAACTATGATGAATACCGCAGGCGTGTTGATTTTCTTTACAAGGTCTGCAAGGAAAGTGGTCTTGACATAGATAAACAAAACCGCAATCCCTCACGTCTTAGCCGTATGCCAGGCGTAATGAGAAACGGCAAGAAACAGTTCATCATTGACAAGAACATAGGCAAAGAAAGCTTTTCAGAATGGAAAGATTACATAGAAAGTATCAATGATGATCTCCCCGACCCTGAGAGCCTGAGTGCTGAGTGGGATAACCTGCCTGAGCTTGCTCCGCCACTTATTGACGGTGTTCTCAGACAGGGTCACAAAATGCTCATTGCAGGTCCGTCAAAGGCAGGCAAGTCTTATGCACTTATCGAGATGTGCGTGGCGATAGCTGAGGGTGTCAAGTGGTTTGGCTGGCAATGCACCAAGGGAAAGATACTATACGTCAACCTAGAGCTTGACAGAGCATCTTGTCTGCACCGTTTCAAGGACGTGTACACCGCAATGCACCTAGAGCCTGATAACCTCAACAGCATAGACATATGGAATCTGAGAGGTCACAGCGTACCAATGGACAAGCTTGCACCAAAGCTTATACGCCGAGCAAGCAAGAAGAATTACATTGCTGTAATAATAGACCCTATCTACAAGGTCATAACAGGCGACGAGAACTCAGCAGACCAAATGGCGCACTTCTGCAACCAGTTCGACAAGGTGTGCACAGAGCTTGGCTGTGCGGTCATATACTGCCACCACCACTCAAAGGGAGCGCAGGGCGGTAAGCGTTCAATGGACAGAGCCAGCGGTTCAGGAGTATTCGCCCGTGACCCTGATGCACTTCTTGACCTTTCAGAGCTTGACATTTCAGACAGCCTTTACAAGCAGCAGGAGGACGAAACTGTTTGCCGTATCTGTGAGGACTGGATGAGGAGATTTTACAGAAATACAGATGACCTTTGTTCACAAGACGATCTTGTTACGCCGTCAAAAATGCTTGAGATAACGCACAAGTACCTGCACCCGAACTCATACAAGCTTATGATGACCGACATAGATAAGGCTAAGCTTGCGGTAAGAAACCGCACGGCATGGCGTATAGAGGGTACTCTGAGAGAGTTCCCGAAATTTGCTCCCCTCAATATGTGGTTTGATTATCCTGTTCACAGAGAGGATACTGTGGGCGTGCTTAAAGACTGCGAGGTAGAGGACATCTCACCGAATTGGAAAAAGAATTTCAGCAAGAAAAAGACCAATGAAGACCGCAGCAAGGAACGCAAGGAGAGCATTGAAACAGCTTTCAGCGGTGTGCAGGAGAACGGCAAGTGCCGCATTTCTGAGCTTGCGGAGTATCTTGCAGTTACCGAAAAGACAGTGCGTTCAAGGCTAAAAGAGCATGGTGGTTTTTGGATAGATGGCGGAGAATGCGGCTTAAAAAAATGAGTGAAAGAAAGGAAAAAGTCGAGAAAATTTACTTTGAAACGGAAAGGAAAAAAACGAGTAAGTGTAAGGAAAATATCGGTGTTTTCCCTTGGGAAGAAAATATCGGCAAAATACCGACTTTTTCCCGAGGGAAGAAAAAGTATATTATTACATAATATATATTTTCGGGCATAAGCCGCCCGAAAATCTATTCTGAAATAATAAGGCGGCTAGCACACCAACTGCACGAGAGGAGCAGATAACAATGACTGAATTTTTTATGGCAATGATACCGCCAACGGCTACGGCTCAGGAACACAAGGTGGCAGTGAGAAACGGCAAGCCGATATTTTATGACCCACCCGAAGTAAAGGCGGCAAAAGAAAAGCTCACGGCAAACCTTGCAAGGCACAGACCGCCTGAAAAATACATCTGTGGGATAAGGCTGATAACAAAGTGGTTATTTCCAAATGACGGCAAGCACAAGGACGGAGAGTACAAGATCAGCAAGCCTGACACAGACAACCTGCAGAAGATGTTCAAGGACTGCATGACACTATGCGGCTTTTGGACTGACGACCAACTTGTGGCGAGTGAGATATGCGAGAAGTTCTGGGCGGACATACCTGGCATTTATGTGAGGATAGAGGAGCTATGACGATACACGAAGTAAAGAAAAGTCTCGGACGCAGGGTGAGCTACAACGGCTCTGATTGCTACGAACTGACAGGGTGCATTATCCGCAGGGACGCAAAGACGGGGCAATTTTTCTATCAGGCGGAGCTTGCAGACAAGACTTGTGGCAATACGTTGGTGTATTGTAGGCTGGAAGAGTTGAGGTGTGAGGAGGCAAAAGAATGAAAACACACAATCTGAAACTTAGCATAGAATTTTGTGACGCTGTTCTGAGCGGTGAGAAAACTTTTGAGGTCAGAAAGAATGACAGAGGATTTCAGACAGGAGATCTGATAAGATTTATACCGACTGACGGAACGTCTTATCGTAGCTCAGACGGCACAGTAAGAGAACACGCAAAACATGAGATATCAGGACATACATACAAGATAACATATATCCTCAACGGCTGGGGAATAAAGAACGGGTATGTTGTGCTGGGAATAAGAGAGGAGATAGCCTATGGAAAGAAACGACCCTATGACCATGTCACGCCTGAAAGCCTACCGCAGGAACGTCTCAGCCATTGAGGACATTAAGGCAGAGCTTTCGGGCAAGTACGTTGCCGACAGTATCAGCGTATGCACTCCGCCTTCCTACACGCCCCACAGCACACGCATAGACGGCTTTCTGCCGAGCGGTGATACACTTTCGTTGCTGTGCGAGCAGGCACGGCTAGAGCGTGAGCAGAGGACTGTGGAGGAGTTCATCAAGGGGATAGAGGACTATCAGACACGGCGAATGTTCGTGCTGAAATTCATCAAGGGTAAGACGTACTTGCAGATAGCTATGCAGGTTAGTGGTGGGAGAATGTCTGAGAGTGGAGTGCGAATGAAAATCCAAAGATATTTGCAAGAAAAGTGATATTTGTGCGTTTTGTGCGTTTTACCTGTGTTATAATTTAAACTGAGGAAAGTGTAGATGTACCTCAGACTTGTACTTTCATGAAGTCACCTCCAATTTTCTAAGCCCCGTAAGGGGCTATGCAGGTCGAGAGCGTGCCAGCTCAACATCTGCTCCACCATTTACAAAACTCCTTATAATATTTTTACAAGGGCGGCTGCATTTTTGCGGTCGCTTTTGCGTTGTGTCGTAAAAAGTTCATAAATGTCGAATTTTTGATATACTGCATAAAAAATACAAATGCTATTTATGCAGTATATAGAAATTCGGTGCATTTCGTTGATTTTCGCTCTGATTAGTGATATTATTTAAGAAATATTATTATGAGGAGTGATTGTACTTGGTAGTCAAATTTAATGGTAATAAACCGTTTAAAATGGAGGAACATCAAAGCAATAAACTTACTACAAAATGTTTTTTATGTGGACAACAGGCAAAAAGCCGAATATTTTATGATGGATTTGAGAATGGAAATTGCATATGTTGTAATTGCGAAGATCAGCTAAAAGGAATGTTTAAAGATTATTTATTAGCAGAATCAAACTTCAACAAAACAGCACTTGAAGAATTAGTGGAAGGATTACGCAATGAAACTATAACGCAGTTAGATAGTCAAATTCATAAAGAAGGCTATAAATATGCCCAAGAGGTTAGCATTGTAGATGATTTTGATGATACATTAACCCTTCAAGAAGTTCAACAGAATAATATATTTTATTCGATAAAATATCAATTTTGTTATGACAAAATGATAAATTATATGAAGAATAAATATAATGAAGACCCTTATATAGTCAGATTTTTTGAAACTACGGATTACTATGACCCTGAGGGTTTGTATAGAAGAGATACAAATGCTATATGTGGCATTGCAAAAATATATAATAACGGAACCACGGTTATTTTTGGCGATTTAAAAGTTGTTTTGGATAGATCGAAATATAACCAATAAAATTAATAATATTGAGTGTTCAAAGCCCCACTAAATCGGGGCTTTTTTCATACCATAAAGAAAGGACGGTGCCCTCATGACAGCACGGCAAAAGAAATTTGCAGAATACTATGCTCAGAGCGGCAACACCGTTCAGAGTGCTATAAAAGCAGGATACAGCGAGAAGTATGCGAAAGCTGACGCCTGCAAAATCCTAGATAATCCTAGTGTTGCGGAGTATATCCGTGAATTGTCCGAGAAAGCTCAGGACGAGCGTATAATGACCGCTAAGGAGCGGCAGGCACTCTTGTCTGATATCGCTAAGGACGGCAAGAATGACCCTGCTGACCGTATCAGAGCCGTCGATACCCTCAATAAAATGACAGGAGAGTATGTGGCTAGGATACAGGCGGAGGTCAAGACCTCTGAAAAGCTTTCAGACGTTTTCGCTCAGATAGGCGGTGAGGGGCTTGACGAGTAAGTTCCCTCTGTCGCAGAAGTATATGGACTTCATCAACAGCGTTCGGGGCGTGTCTGCGGACTTCCTTGAGGGAACTACCGCAAGCGGCAAAACAACTGTGGGCGCAGGCATAAAGTTCATGCGTATGGTGTCGGCAAGCCGAAAGAAGCTTCACGTCATTGCCGCTAAGACTACGGGAAAGGCTGAGGAAACTATCATTCAGCAGGATAACGGCATTCTTGACCTGCACGCCAATGCTCGGTACTTCGGCAACGGTGATAAGGACTACAAACTGCCGCATATCAAGTTTGAGGGCAAGATAATCTATGTTCTGGGATATGACAACAAGGATAAGTGGGAAATGGTGCTGGGCGCTCAGTTCGGCTGCGTGTATATCGACGAGATAAATACCGCTGATATCGAGTTTGTCCGTGAGATGTCAACCCGTAACGATTACCTTATGGCGACCCTTAACCCTGACGACCCCTCTCTGCCTGTGTACAAAGAATTTGTCAACCGCTCACGTCCGTATCAAAAATACGCCTGTGACGTGCCTGCGGAGATAATGAAAGAGCTTACAGAAGAACCTGTACCCAATTGGCGGTACTGGTTCTTTACTTTTCGTGATAATCTTTCACTTACTGATGAGGATATCAAGCGGAAAATGGCTGCCGCTCCGAAAGGCACAAAGCTGTATAAGAACAAGATACTCGGTCTGAGAGGACGTGCAACAGGGCTTGTGTTTGACCTGCAAAAGCGAAATATCTTGACAGCAAAGCAGGCGAAAGCTTTTACCTTCGTGTACTTCTCAGCAGGACTTGACACCGCTTACTCGCAATCCTCACCTGATACCATAGCGTTCACCTTTGTGGGCATAACGGCTGACAGAAAGTGCGTCACTCTTGACGAGGAAGTGTATAACAATCGTGACAGGCAAGTGCCGCTCACGCCCTCCGACATACCGAAAATATTCACGGTGTTCTTGGAGAAAAATCGCAGGACGTGGGGCTTTGCACGAGATGTATATATCGACAGCGCAGATCAGGCGACCATACTTGAATGTCAGAAGTTTGGACGGCTCACAGGCAGCATATATAATTTTATCCCGGCATTCAAGAAAACGAAAATAATCGACCGAATACACTTGCAGTCAGCTTGGCTGGCGGCAGGTGATTTTTATATCCTTGAGCATTGCAAGGAGTACGCAGGCGAGCTTAACATATACAGTTGGAAAGAGGATAAGGCTGAGCCGGAGGACGGCAACGACCACCTTATCAATTCCTGTCAGTATGCCTGGCTGCCGTATCGTGACAAGATAGGAAGTGTGAAGATTGACTAAATTCAGCATAGGAAGCAAGGTGAAAAATATGATAAGAAACTGGCTTGATATCCAGCCTGCACCCGAATACAGCATAACTATAACAGAGAAAACAGGTTTTATGACAGATGTGATAAGGTCACAGCTTTGGTATCGTGGTGACGCCGCAGAGCTTTCACAGTTCTTTCGTCAGCTTAACTTAGGCACAAATTCATTCTGGAGCAGCGTCCCTGAGAATGAAAAGATACGCAAGATACATAGCGGTCTGCCTGCAATAATCGCCGATACGCTTTCATACATTGTCTATTCTGATATGGACGATATCAAGGTCACAGGGGACAAAGCAAAGGCTGACTTTGAGAATATTTCCGAGCGTATAGACTTCACAGAGCTGACAGGCAAGGCGATAGTTACCGCACTTGTTGACGGCGACGGAGCTTTCAAGATATCTGTCGATACTGAGCTTTCTGATACGCCAATAGTCGAGTTTATCGGCGCTGACAAAGTGGAGTATAACTTTGTACGAGGTCTGCTGAACGAGGTCGTTTTTCATTCTGTGCATTATGCAGGCACAAAGAAATTTCACCTTGAAGAGCATTACGGCAAGGGATACATAGAAAGCCGTCTGTATGACGATAACGGTCACGAGGTCGGCTTGGACAACGTGCCTTGCCTTGCACAGATACCGCCCCGAACTGAGTTTGAGGGCGAGTATATAATGGCTGTGCCGCTGAAATTCTTTTCATCACGAAAGTATCCAAACAGAGGCAAGAGCATTTTTGACGGTGGTAAGTCTGATTGCTTTGACGCTTTGGACGAGGTGATCTCACAATGGTGGGACGCTATCAGAGCAGGCAGGGTAAAGCAGTATATCCCCGAAAGCATGATACCTAGAGATCCTGCAAGCGGTAAGCTTAAAGCGCCTAACCAGTTCGGCAACAGTTACATAAGCATTGACCCACCGCTTTCGGCAGAGGGTGCAGCGCCTAAGATAGAAGTAGTTCAGCCTGATATCAAGTATGAGGCGTTTGTGGCAAGCTATACAAATTGCCTGCTTATGTGTTTGCAAGGGCTTGTATCTCCTGCCACGCTTGGCATAGATGTGGGCAAGATGTCAAGTGCGGACGCTCAGCGAGAGAAGAAAGACGTCACAGGCAACACCCGAAATACTATCACAACGGCTCTTGAAAAGGCTCTGCCGCAGCTTGTTTCTGCTGTGCTTATGACATATGACAATATGCAGGGCAAAGCCCCTGAGACTTATGAGGTGACAGTTGACTTTGGCGAGTACGGTGCGCCTGACTTTGACAGCAGAGTTGAAACTGTGGGCAAGGCAAGCACGTATGGTATTATGTCAGTTGAAACGCAGGTGGAGGAGCTGTGGGGCAGTTCTAAAGAGGACGATTGGAAAGCCGCAGAGGTCAAGCGGATAATGCAGGAAAAGGGGCTTACAGAGGGTGAGCCTACTGCGGTAGGTGATGAGTACGGTCCTCGCCCGGACGGGGCATTATAGTTTCCGTACATTTGAATTTGTTTAACCCCTGTTGCTATCAACTACTTGGAGGTGGTCAGTATTCTCAGCTTCAAAGACATCGCAAAGATATTTGAGGAGATAGAGCTAAGGCTCATATCTTCGTTGAAACGCAATCTCAAAAGGCACAAGGCGGAGGAACAGCGTTACGGCTTTGAATGGTCTGCTTGGCAGGCTGAGAAACTGAAAAATATGGAGAACTTCCGCCGTGAAAACCTCGACATTATGAACGAGTACGTTGACGTTATCGACAACCAGACAAGACAGCTTATGACGGAGCAGTTTCAAGAGGGTCAACAGCAGGCACAAAGGAGCGCCCAGTAGCTTTCTGACGAGCCTATAACACCTATCCCCGACAAGCATTTCTTTGGCGTGAACGAAAAGAAAATGGCAAAGCTTATGGAAGACGTCACCACCCTTGAAAAGACCGCTGAAACAGCCGCTATGCGAATGACAGACGATATTTACAGACAGACTTTGAATAGGGTACAGCTTGCAATGGGAACAGGCTCTATGACGCTTAACGAGGCTATTGACCTTGCCACAAGGGATTTTCTCGACAAGGGCATAAACTGTATCGTGTACGCTGACGGCAAGCGAGTGAACATTGCAGACTATGTGCGAATGGCTCTGCGGACAACTTCCACAAGAGCAAAGTTACAAGGAGAGGCGAAACGCTTTGCAGAGCTTGGCTATGATACTGTACTTGTGTCGCAGTATGGCGGCTGTTCAAAGACCTGCGAGCCTTGGCAAGGTCAAGTATACATTGATGATGTATTCACGGTATGGGAGGGGGAAAAGGACGAGTTTCAAGGCAAGTCAAATTACTGTGGTGAGTGGTTTTGGCTGCTGTCATACGCCGTAAAGAACGGGCTATTTCACCCGAATTGCCGTCACACAATGACGCAGTATATACACGGCAGAACGCAGATACCTGAGCCGATACCGGCGGAGAAGATAAAAGAGCAGCGAGAGCTTGAGCAGAAACAGCGTGCAATGGAGCGGAAAGTCCGCAAGCTAAAACGCTTTGCGGCAGGCACCTGCGACCCTGATACAGCAAAGGAATACCGCCGAAAACTCAGGCAGGCTCAGCAGGAATTAAAGGCGTTCGTTGATGAGCATAATGAGGTGCTGCATAGGGATCATAGCAGGGAGAAGTATTATGGTGGTGTTGTTGACAAATCGGGAAAAAGTGGTATAATAGAGGTAGACAAAGATACGTTGAAAAAATATCTTGGAAAACCGATAACACAAGCTGACAGTCAGCATGTTCGTGAATGGTATTATGCAAATGTAACGGATATCCCTAATCAGATAGATAAAACAAAACCCTTTGAAGAACAGGTCAAGCAGGCTTTTGAACTGAGAAATTACTATAAACACGAAGCTCGCGTTGCTATGTCTGATAAGAAAACGGCTATGATGCTTGATGAAAAACGTCCTGCACCAACGTTTGAAAAGTTATTAAAGGATAAAATGAAGCGCAAGAACATGACAAAAGACGAAGCTTTAAAAGATATTTTAGAAACTGCGTCAAAAACAAATGACGAAGTAAACAAGAACTACGGCTTATAAAGGAGGGCTTGATATGACAAAATTTGATTATACGATTTTCAAGGATAATAGTCAAAGTGAGTTTAAAAAAGCTTGCAAACTGATCGAGCGTAGTTTTCCTGACGCAAAGAAAAATAAGCTGTTAATTGATGTTGACGGCTCTACGATTCAGACATATACAAAAGACGGTAAGGACATTGATGTATATGATGATTATGACGTTGGGGCTGTGTTCGTTAAATCAGAAATAGATCTTGATAATATTTTTTCTTGACCGCTCCGCTACGGCGAGGCGGTATTTTTATACCCAAAATCAGAAAGGACGGATAAATATGAATTTCGGACAGGCGATCGAAGAAGCAAAGAGAGGTAAGAAAATAGCAAGAAAAGGTTGGAATGGCAAAGGGCAGTATGTTGAGCTTGCCACTAATGTTAGTTATAAATCACCTAATGGTACTGTGACAAATGTAAACCATAAGGATATGGGCAATAAAGCATTAGCGTTTGTGGGAACTTCTGGCGTACAACTTGGCTGGCTTGCAAGTCAAGCAGATATGCTGTCGGAAGATTGGCAGACAATGGACTAATCAAACATCGGAACTAAGCACCTTAACGGGTGCTTTTTTCATACACAAATTTAAGAAAGCGAGGTCAGAAAATGGATGAGAAAAAGAAACTCCCTGATGAGGAAGAGAAGAAAACTCCCGATACTCACGAGGAGAAAAAGGACGAGCCAAAGGCTGAGGAAAAGCCTGCGGACAAGGCAGATGAGAACTCTGCCGACAAGGAACAGCCTGCGGTGGACGATAGTCAGGCTGACGAGAACGGTGAGGGTGCCGACAAGCCTGCGGAAGATAAGCAGGAACAGCCAAGCGAGGATAAGTCCGACAAGCAGGACAATGCCGAGAACGCACCTGACGAAAAAGACCAGGAGATACTCAGGCTCAAAACTCAGATAGCCGCTATGCAGCTTGGTATCAAGCCCGACTGTATCGAGGACGCCGTTGCGGTTGCTGAAAGCTATGTGAGAAACGGCAGTCAGCAGGATATCAACGCCGCCCTTTCTGCGGTGGTGAAGAAGTATCCAGACATGAAAGGCGAGGGCGGCAAAAAGTCCGACGGCAAAAAGCAGGGCGGTTTCAAGGTCGGTGCAGGATCTTCGGATACTGATGAAAAGAAGCCACAGAGCAAACCAACAGCGCAGAAACGCTGGAACAAATTCAAGTAAAAACAGGAGGAATGAATCATGCCAAATCTTAATTATGCAGAAGTATGGAACCCCGAACTCTTGGAGATAAGGATCCAGGAAACACTGTCAAGCCCGTTCATCACACAGAACGTTAGGTGGCTAGACGCAAAGACTTTCCACTTCACACAGATGTCAACATCAGGCTACAAGAGCCACAACAGAAACGGCGGCTGGAACACAGGTAAGTATGTTCAGACGGACGTGCCTTTCACACTCACGCATGACCGTGACGTTGAGTTTCTTGTGGATAAGGCTGACGTTGACGAAACGAACTCATCAGAGTCTATCAAGAATATCTCAGAGGTATTCGAGAAAACACAGTCTGCTCCAGAAACGGACGCTCTGTTCTTCTCAAAGACAGCTCAGAGAGCGGCAGAGCTTGAGGGCTATCACTCATCAACAGCCGCTTCATCATACACAAAGGGTAACGTGTTCGACAAGCTCAAAGGCTTTCTTTCAGCAGGCAAGCTGAGAAGATACAAGTCTAACGGCTCGCTCATTATGTATGTGACTTCCACAATTATGGACCTGCTGGAGCAGTCTGACAAGTTCACACGAAAGATAGAAATGACACAGATCGCAGAGGGAGGACTTGGTCTTAGAACAAGAGTGACCGACATTGACGGTGTGCCTATCATGGAGGTCATTGATGATGAGCGTTTCTATGACCGCTTCAACTTTGACCCTGAGGACGGCGGCTTTGAGCCTTGCGCTGCAAGCTATGTAAAGACCGCTGATACTGATATCGTGAGCGGCAAGGAGTATTACACCGAATCAAGCGGTTCTTACACTAAGGTATCAGGCACACCGAGCAAGTCTGCACTTGATACATACTATGAAAAGGTCGCAGGCTCACACAAGATAAACGTGCTTATCGCAACACCTGAGACCACAAAGATAGTGCCTAAGATCAACAGCATTTACAGCTTTGCTCCGGGCGGACACACAGAGGGTGACGGCTGGCTCTATCAGAACAGAGCGTTCTCAGATGTTTTCACTTTCCCAAACGGCAAGGACGGAAAGATAGACAGCATTTACGCTGACGTTGACACAGCAGAGTACAGCGAGTAAGGGGTGAGGGATATGTACCTCACCTCTACTGAGTTTTGCAATATCTGTCCTGAGTGTGATATCTCCGAAGAACAGTTCTCGGCTATTCGGCAAAGAGCTGAAAGCGATATCGACACGCTGACTTTCAACCGCATAACAGCAGAGGGCATTAACAGCTTCACAGACTTTCAGAGAGAGCGTATAAAGCGTTCCACAGCCTTGCAGATGAAATTCATCTATGACAATTCGGAACTGTTAGAAAGCCCTCTGAGCGCTTACAGCATAAGCGGAGTTTCAATGTCATTCGATAAGTCAAAGGTGGTATCTCTTGACGGCGTTATCACAACACATCAGGTCTACAATGTGCTTATGCAGACAGGACTATGTTACAGGGGGCTGATGTGATGAAGTTTCCTCAGCTTGTACCTGAAAGGGTATGCAAAACGCCCTGTAAGGTCTATCGAACGGACGGACTTAATCGTGACGGTTCAAAGAAGCAGACGGTCATATTTGAGGGCAAATGCTTTCACTCTGAGAAGTCAAGGCAGAAATTATCCGCAGAGAAACAGCTTATAACCTTGTCAGGCGAGGCTCTTTTCTGCGGAGATATAGCACCCGATAATGCTGTTATAGAGGGCTATGCGGTCATAGGCGGCAGGACGTACAAGATATATGGCTCTGAGAAAGCCAAAGACCCTGACGGCAGGGTGAATTACACAAGATTGGAGCTGATATAATGGGCATTGAAATAAAGCTTGATATGCAGGCGATAAAGGCTATCGAGGACGCTGCTGTGAAGTCCGCTGAGGTGGCTATGGAGCAGGTGAGGGCAGACCTTGTAAGTGCTCAGACAATGCCGTTCGATACAGGCGATATGCAGAATAACCAGACCTTTGTCCACGCTGACGAAAGCGGTGCAAGTCTTGTGACAGGCTCTCCGCAGGCAAGACGTTTGTATTATCACCCTGAGTATCATTTTCAGAAAGGCAATAACCCTAACGCAGGTGCGGCTTGGCTTGAGCCATATATCACAGGCAGTAAAAAGGACCTTGCTAAGAATGAGTTTGTGGCAGAGTTCAAAAAGAGGACAGGCGTATGACTTTACTTAACATAGCGGATATGCTGAGCGATATCCTTGACTTGCAGGACGTGTATGCAGGCATTATTGACGGCAACCTTGACAAGTGCATAGGCGTGTACAACGCAAAGACCTCAAAGCCGCAGCGTATCTGCATAGGTGGAAAAGCCTGCACAAAAACACTTGAAAAACATATCTCGGTGCTTATTCATTGGACTGATACTCCCACGCAGGCAGAGATAAAGGCTCAAAGCGTTCTTGATATCCTATCCGATATACGTCAGCATAAGGCTGACGGCTTTATGGTAAAGTATCTCGAATGCAAAGAGCCTGTTTCTGTTGGCAGGGACGAGCGAGGCGTGTGTGAATATGTTATCGAGGCAACAGTATATTATGAAAGGAATGAATGAGTATGGCAAACACAACAGGAGTTTATCCCGTATATGAAAACCAGTTCAAGATAGACAAGACAGGCGGCGACGGCTCGACAGAGAGCAATCTTGTGACTATTGCCGATATGGAGAGCTTTTCAGTATCCATTGACGGCAATATCGAGGAGTGGAAGCCTTTTGATCAGCAGGGGTGGACAAGACGTTTGCTCACTGGTAAGTCTATCACTATCAGTATCTCAGGCAAGAGAAACGTCGGTGACGCAGGCAATGACTACATCGAGAGCCTTGCACTCAAAACAGGAGCTGCGGCGACCACAACCCTTGTGTGGAACTTCCCAAGCGGAGCCAAGCTTGTTATCAAGGGCGTTGTCAGCGTAACAGAATGGGGCGGCGGAGATTCGACAGCAGTTGCGCCGCTTGCGTTCGACTTTGCTTCCGATGGCAAGCCTGAGTTTACAGAGGCGACAGCGTAAGAACACAGACAAAACAGGGGAGCGTTCAAAGCGCTCTCCTAATTTTATATATCAGAAAGGATAATAACTATGGCAAAGATGTATACACTCGACAGCAAGCTTCTTACAGGTACACCTGAGATAAGAGTAGGCGACAAGGTCTACCCTGTGGACGACAGGCAGAAAACTGTCAAGAAGATACTTGACATCTGCGACAAGAACGCTGAAAAGAAAGACCTTGATATGATAGACGAGGTTTTCAAGCTTGCGTTCGCATCAAAGGACTACAAGGAAATAGAGGCAATGAATATGCCTTGGGCGGCATATCAGCAGCTTTTTACTCTTGTTATCTCAGCGGTAACAGGCGAGGACGCAGAAAAGACAGAGGCTCGATTTCCGCAGGAAAACGCAGAGTAAGCTTGAAGAAAGCTGGTACGATCTTGACTATGACTGAGAGCTTATCATACAATCCATTGCAAAGCAGTACAATATCCTGCCCTCAGAGCAGGAAAATCTGCATTACAGCGATTGGTACAGGCTCGTTGCAGGGATTATGCACGATACACCACTGGGTCAGATCGTTCGTATCAGGAGCGAGGACAACAAGGACATCATAAAGAATTTCGACAGGTATGAAAAGCAGATACGCTCAGAGTGGACGGCATTCAGAAGTCAGAAAGCAAGAGAAACGTTCACAGAGCAAGACAAGCTTGAAACTGCGAGATACTTTGAAAGGCTGTTCAAGGGAATGTTCGGAAAGGCAGGTGATAAGTAATGGCAGACGGAGCAAGCGTTGGTGTTATATCTCTTGACCTAGTGATAAAAAACAAGGTGCAGGAGCAGCTCGACAAGATATCTGCAAGCATACAGAACGGCTTTTCAAAGCCAGTAGAGCAGGCAGAGAAAGCTATTGAGAACGCTATGGATAAGACCGCTAAAGCCGTAGACGAGGGCTTTGGCAGTGCGTCGGAGATCGCCCAGAAGAGTATGCAGGAAGCTGTTGAAAAGGCAATGGCTGAGTATGATAAGCTGGGCAAAAAGGCGCAGGAAGCGGCAGGGCAGACAGATAATATCAAGCCTAAAACTGTTCAGGTGAACTATGACCCTGAGTATGACACTACAAAGGTCGAAGCTGAGGTCAATGAACTAACGGATAAGATAGTTCAGAAAATGCAGGACAAGACTAAATCAAGTTCTGCGAAGATAAGTCAGACAGCGGCGGACGCGGCAAACAAGTCGGCCGAAAGCGTTTCAGAGCAGACAACAAAAATGGACGATATTATCGCAGGCTTTGCTGAAAGTGCCGTGCAGAAAATAAAGACTGTTGCAGGCAGGATAAAAAGCGGTATCGGCTCAGCCGTAAGCTTTGCAGGCAAGGCGGTGAAGTCAACTCTTGGAGGAGCTTTCAAGACAATGCGTTCGGCAGGCTCGAAGGCTGTTGACGCAGTTAAATCCAAATTCAGCAGGCTTAAAACAACTATCGACAGCACTTCAAAACCGCTGAGCAAGTTTACACATTCGCTCAAATCTGCGGCAAAAAGAGTGTTCTTAATGGCAGGCGTGCTTGTTTTGCTGAAAGGAATACGTTCCGCTGTTGCAAACGCTGTTTCAGGCAACGAAGAATTTGCCAAGTCCTTAAACGAAATAAAAGCAAACCTCACCATAGCTTTCACACCGATAATGAACACAGTTATGCCGTATCTCAATACGCTTATGACGGGCGTAGCAACGGCGACAAAAACTGTGGCGGCGTTTATCTCTGAGCTTTTCGGCACCACCTATCAGAAGTCCTTGCAGGCGACAAAGCAGGCGCAGAAGTCGGCGGAGAAGATAAAGAAAACTCAGGACACTTACCTTGCAGACTTTGACGTTGTAAGAGTTGCACCGGATCAGAGCAAGTCCGATACAGACAGTTCAGAGGGCGGCATTGATTACTCAGCCATAAACGGCGACAACGTTCAGCTTCCAGATTGGGCGGAGCGTATGAAAGACGCCATTAAGTCGGGCGATTGGGCAGGAGTTGGCTCTCTTGTGGCTGAAAAGGTCAACGGAGCTTTTGCATACATCAACTGGGACGGTATTCAGAAAAAGCTGAATGGCTTTGTGGATAAGCTTACAGACGGTCTGAACAGCTTTATTAACGGCGTTGATTGGACAGGTCTTGGTGACAGCTTCGGCGGCGGTATAAACACTATTTTTGGCGCAGGATACCGCTTTATGAAGAAGTTTGATTGGGCAGGCTTCGGCAAGGGTACGGCTAATTTTCTTAACGGCGGTATAAAGAAAACGAATTGGTCGCTTATCGGCAAGACCCTTGCTTCAAAATGGCAAGCTATCATCGACTATCTTTATTCGTTCGTTACCACCTTTGATTGGTCGGGCTTTGGCTCGTCCATAGGCACTTCTGTGAACGGCTGGTTTGATGAGATTGATTGGGGCAAGGCAGGAACGACTATCTCTGAGGGCGTGAAAGGTCTGCTGGATACGGCAATAAACTTCCTACAAACTGTGAATTGGCAGGGCATAGGTGAAAAGCTGTGGACGTTCATTTCTACAATAGATTGGAGCGGCATTGCCACAAAGCTTTTCAAGGCGATAGGCTCAGCTATAGGCGGTGCGGTATCGGTGCTGTGGGGCTTTATCAAGGACGCTGTTTTCAGTATCCGTGACTACTTTACGGAGAAGATACAGGACTGTGGCGGTAATATCGTTGAGGGGCTTTTCACAGGTATCGTTGACGCTTTCAAGGGCATAGGCACTTGGCTTTATGACCATGTTCTTACACCATTTATTGAGGGCTTCAAGAACTGTTTTGGTATTCACAGCCCGAGTAAGGTCATGGCTGAAATGGGCGGATATATCATACAAGGTCTGTATAATGCCGTATCTGAGGGTATTGCAAAGATAAAGGAGATCTTCACAAAGCTTCTTAACGCTGTCAAGGGCGTTTTCAAGGGCATAGGCAAGTGGTTCAAAAAGACCTTTTCAGACGCTTTCGGAGGCGTAAAGACCATTCTCAACGGCATTATAATGTTCGTAAAAGGCATTTTCACAGGTAGCTGGAAGAAGGCTTGGCAGGGTGTAAAGAAGATCTTTAAAGGCGTGTGGGATACGCTTTACAGCGTTGTGAAAGCACCTATAAACCTAATTATCGGTGCAGTAAACAAAATGACCAGTGCTATTGAAAGTGCGGTCAACTGGATAATCGACGGCATTAACAGCCTGAGTTTTGATGTGCCTGATTGGGTGCCTGGCATAGGCGGAGAAACCTTCGGCTTTGATCTTGATACAATAAGCATACCTGAGATACCAAAGCTTGCCACGGGCGGACTTGCGACAGCACCGACCCTTGCAATGGTGGGCGATAACAGGAACGCAAAGGCAGACCCGGAGGTGATCTCACCTCTGAGCAAACTGCAAGGTATGCTTGATAACGGCAAGCTTGACGAGGTGTTAAGGGTGCTGAACGCTATACTTGATTGGCTGAAAGCTTATGACCCTGTGTTCTTCGGAACAGTTGACAGCAAGGTGCTTTTCAAGTGTATGCAGGACAGCAACAATCAGTATAAACGTAAGACGGGAGTGAGTGCATTTTGACAGGAACATTGCTAAAGATAAATGGCGTGTGGGTGACAGACCCTGACCCTGACAGCTGGAGCCCTGTAAACTGTTACGAATGGACGGCAGGTTCAGGACGAGTGAATACAACAGGTCTGTTTGTGTGTGCAAGAAAGTTCTGCAAATACAAACTGCCTTGCAAGTGGACAATGCTTCCTGTCGCAGATTCAGCCGAGATACAATCCCTTATCGAGGACGGACCCGACTTTGCAGAACTGGAGTTTTGGCACAATGGCAAGTATTATTCTATATCCGCCAACGCAAGCGACTATGTACCGCAGGGGCTTGTCAGACTTGACAGTGGTGAGTATTACAAGAGCTGTACTGTCACGTTTGCAGAGCGTTAGGAGGGCATATGTACACCATAGCAAGTAATGAGATAACAAGCAGGATAGAGAGTTACAAAGCCTTGTGGGGTATGTGGATAGAGGACGCTCAGAGCGGAGCACCTGTGGCATATGACGGCATTCAGAACGTTCAGACGGACATTCAATCAACCACTCTGAGTGATGATATAGAGCTTGGAGCTGTCTGTTCTCAGAGTGTGACGGCGGAGCTGGTTGACGACGGAACTAAGTATCTTGGGAATGAGTATGTTTTCAGTTTGTATATGAAAGACAGTTCAGCTTTTACCACCTACTCCACCCTAGAAGCCTACACCTACGCAGAACTTTCAAAGCTGACAGTGGAGCAGGTGAGCAAGCTTGGAGAGGTGCTTGACGGAGAGAGGATACCCCTTGGGCGTTTTACTTGTGTCAAGTCGAAAAAGTCGGGCGGAAATACTGAGGTCACTTTTGCGGATAGGCTGTATTTCTCGGACAAACCGTATGTACCTCACATACCTATCCCGAACTGGAATAGATCCGTTGAAGACGACATTTGCAGACAATTAGGATTGCAGAACGGCAATGACTACACAGAGGTGCGACTACTGCGTGACAAGAACGGCAGAAGGCTGATAGATAAGAACGGCAAGGTGCTGTACTCAAAGTATTTCTATTTCAAGGTCGGCTCATTGCCAAAGGACGTGACCATGCGCCAAATGTTGTCTTACCTTTCCTCTGCTCAGGGCGAGTTTGGGTATGTTGATAGGTATGGAAAATACGTCCGAAAGTGGTATGGTAAGAGCGTGAAAACATTGGATCCCAACACAATAGACCTGCCAACACTGTCAGAAAGGCAGAACGCTATCGTGGGAATTATCTGCAAAGTGAACGATGATGTAACGCTGTCGCTTGGTGTGACAGATACAACGCAGGGTAGAGTTTTGGAATTTGAAAACCCATACATGACAGAGTCTTTGCTACAATCTCTGTGGCGCAGAATAGGTGGCTTTTCGTGGTACACCACTGAGCTATACCACAGACTTGGTGATCCACGTTTCGACATAGGTGACGTGGTGACCTACACCAACGGCACAGACAGCTATGACATACCAATAACAAATTTAGGATTTACTTTTGACGGCGGACTGAGTGCTGATATTTCGGCGGTAGGTTTGTCGGTAGAAGAACAGCTTTAAGGGGGCGAGATAATGGCTGATGAAAATGTGACATTGGCGCAGGATATCACCGAAAACGATTATCCGATGCAACACGCAGGTGAGGAAATCGATGAGATACTGAGCCGAGCCGGCAAGATACACTATGGTACTGTGGAATACAAGATGACGAAAGCAAATGCGCTTATGCGGATACCGCTTGAACTGACCTTTGCGCCTAAGCAGGTTATAGCAACGCTACGGCAGACAGACACACCAACACCATACAAGACGTTCTGTACTCACGTTAATGGGTCGGGAAAGTCGTACTATCTGAACGTCTGCATGGGAGATGGGGCAACAGGAATCGTGCCGACAGGAACATATTATGTTGATTATATTGCAATAGAGTAAAGAGGGGTGATTAAATTGACAATAACACTAAACACAGACTACGACGTAGCCCTAAGCACAGCCCTTTTGGGCTATGTTGGTGAAACTAATGCCCGTCCCGTGTCTGTCAAGGGCATGGAGGTAGACGGCGCAGACCGCTATGTGCTGACTATCGACTACGGTGACGGCACTGCCTATGAGGTCGATATCACAGGCGGACAGTGGACACCTACGGCTGATATACTGCGTTCAGCGCAGACAGTCAGCTGTCAGATAGCGGCGAAGAAGCTGTCAGGCGACGAGTATATTTTAGTTAAAAAATCACGAATTTTTCGACTGCGAATAGGGGCGGCTATCGGCGATACAGCTATCCCGTCACCAAGTGTGGCAGCCGACGCACTAGACCGCATAGACGCCATAGGCAGGCAGACACACGCAGATATGCAGACAGCCGTCACCGCTGCAGAAACGGCAACTACAGCGGCAAATAACGCCGCTAAATCTGCCACAGCCGCAGAGAAATCAGCCGACACGGCAACGCAGGTGGCAAGCCAAGCTGAAACCGCAAAGACAGCAGCAGAAACGTCCGCAACGCAGGCAGAAACCGCCAAGCAGGGCGCAGAAACCGCACGCACAGAGACGGTCACAGCGCAGAACGCCGCTAAGATATCCGCTGCGCAGGCATCAACGGCAGCACAGCAGGTCGAAGCCGACAAGACAATAACGGCAGGATATGCCAAAACTGCCAAAACTAATGCAGACAGCACTGCGGCAGACAGACAGGCAGTGCAGGAAATGGCAACGCAGGTCACAGCCGACAAGGCTACAGTGGCAGAAAACGCCGCACAGGTTGCCACAGACCGCAAAGCTGCTGAAACTGCTGCACAGACAGCGCAGGCGGTGGCTGACAGTCTGCCTGAGGACTACGTGACGGCAGTCAGTAAGATAGCTGAAAATACAGCTGAAATAGGACGTATAAAGCTGACGGACAAGGAACTACAACGTAGGGTAAATGCGTTATATGATATAGGTCAGGGTATCACGCACCAGTTTGAAACCGACAGCGAAACGGCATATCAGAAGGCTGTGCCGACTGGGGCGAAGTTGATGTCAGTGAAGTCGATAGGTGGTCATTCTGAGGTCATTGACGGTGAAATAGTCAGTGCTGGGACGGAGAGCGTTGTGGAGCAGGGAAAAAATTTGCTAAATGCAGATGACTATTACGCAGCATATAAACAGTCTGATGGCAGTTATTTGAATAATTCAAGTGACTTCGCCGGAATAAACATTCCTATCGGAAACTATATAGGTAAAACACTCATTGCCACTCTTAAGGCTACTGTTTCATCTCAACCAACTAGCTTTTTTTGGTTAGCTAGAATAAACGGCACTCGAATTGAAAGTTCCTATGCAAAAGGCGAGCGAGTTCCTGCAAATACTACTGGTATCGCAAGATTGACATTTACGCCAAAAACACAAAAGGATACACTATCGATGACATATGGACAAGGCACTGGAGATGTGATAGTTAGAGATATCCAGATCGAACTAGGCGACACCCCTACAACCTATGCCCCCTTCCACCGCAACGTTTACCAGATACCCGAAGCAATCAAGGCACTGCCTGGCTATGGTTGGTCAGCAGGAACGGCACGAAACTATGTGGACTATGAAAATAAAAAATACTATCAGTGCGTGAACAGCGTTGATTTAGGAACATTGGAGTGGTTATATCGACCCGAACAGCAACGATTCTATGCGATTGCTGATAGCATAACAGGAAAATTTTCTGAATCGTTCGGAATCGTTCCAAATATAGTCGTCGCAAAATATGACATAGTTTGTTTCAATGATATAACGACTAAAACCGATAACATGAAGGCTTCTGCGGTAAAAACAGCAAATGATTATATAACTATACGGAACACCGCCTACACCGATGCCACAACTTTCAAACAGGCTATGCAGGGTGTTACCCTGTACTACGAGCTAGCAAACCCAATCGTCACGGATATTTCAACCATGCTAACAGATGATTTTCTGCGAAATCTAACAGTCGAAGCAGGTGGTTCAATCACGTTCAAAAACAGCAATGGCGACAGCTATCGAATACCAGTGCCGAGTGAGGAAGAGTACATTGTGAAATTATCAGAAGTGGGAGGTACAACATGACTGATTTACAGAGAAAAATGGCTGAGAAGCTGGGACTATCCACCGAAGATTTTGAAAAACCTACAGTGACCGAGCAGGACAAAATAATGGCACAAGTGCTATACACAGCCGCTATGACAGGCACGCTGATAGGCGAGGAGGGCGAGTGATGTATTACAGCATTATTAAACGTTTCTATGATCTGGGCGTGTATTCGTTGGCAAAGGTCAAAGATTTTGTCAAGGCAGGCGTTATTAGTCCGGAGCAGTTCAAAGAAATCACAAAGGAGGTATACCATGAAGCAGAAGTTAGCGAAACTCATTGATGTAAAGTCCATTGTAACGCTGTTCTTGACAGCGGTGTTTTGCGTGCTGGCACTTCGCCGCACGATTTCAGCAGAGCAGTTCATCACGGTGTTTACGGTGGTGATCTCGTTCTACTTTGGCACGCAGAGCGCCAAAAGAAAGTCAGGTGATGACGAGTGACGGAAGCAATTATCGTTGCACTGATAACAGCTGCTTCGGCGGTAGTGTGTCAGCTTGTCATAGCATCTAACAGTCGTAAGACTATGCAACAGGCACAGTATGATAGTCAAAAACTCATTGAGTACAAGATAGACAAGCTGTCAGAGCGTGTGGACAAGCACAACAGTGTTATTGCTCGCACCTATAAGCTGGAGCAGGACTATGCTTTGATCGACGAGAAAATCAAGGTGGCTAATCACAGGATTGATGATTTAGAAAGGAAGTAATTTTTATGGCAAAGACATTCAAGGGTATTGACGTTTCACAGTATCAGCAGAACGTTGACTTCAAGAAGGTCAAGGCTTCGGGGGTCGATTTCGTTATCATTCGTGCAGGCTATGGCAAGTACGCTAATCAGAAAGACCCATATTTCGAGAGGCACTACAAGGCTGCTAAAGCGGCAGGGCTGAAAGTCGGTGCTTACTGGTACAGCTATGCGGCGAGCGTCGAGGACGCAAAGGCAGAGGCTCAGACCTGTATCAACGCTATCAAGGGCAAAACGTTTGAGTATCCGATATACTTCGACCTTGAAGAGCGTTCACAGTTCGCAAAGGGCAGAGCATTTTGCAACAGCCTTGTCAAGACTTTCTGCAATGCACTTGAACACGCAGGCTACTGGGCAGGACTGTATATCAGCCGTTCGCCTTTACAGCAGTACATATCTGCCTCTGTTGCCAAGAGATATGCTCTTTGGGTCGCTGAGTACGGCTCACGTTGCAACTTTAGCGGTACTTATGGTATGTGGCAGTACACAAGCAGTGGCAAGGTCAGCGGTATCAGCGGCAATGTTGACATGGATATCTGCTATGTGGACTATCCTGCAAAAATCAAGGCGGCAGGGCTGAACGGCTTCAAGAAGCAGGCTATCAGACCGACTAGCAAGCCGACTACAAGCTCCACCAAAAAGACAGTGACTTATACGGTGAAACGTGGTGATACGCTCTCAGGCATCGCACGGCGCTACAAGACTACTGTTGCGAAGCTTGTCAAGGATAATGGCATCAAGAACGCTAACCTCATTTATGTGGGGCAGAAAATTAAAATCAAATAGGTCGAATTTCAGC